ATTAGCTCCTGAATCTCCTACTGTGTAGGGAACGGAGTAAGGTGCTGAAATTGTTGTATGGAAAATTCCATAACCACCATGTCCAGCTGTACCGTTTGGTGGGCCACCGTTTGGTGTATTATTCATGAATGCTCCTCCGCCACCGCCAACAAGGTGTACTTGAATTTTAGTCGCTGCTGGATTAGCTGTGTAAGTTCCAGAAGGATTAGAAGCGTGTGTTAAAGTTGTAACATAGATCATGTTATTTCCACCTGCTGCTCCTGAAGCTGCAGCCGTTAATCTTCCGTCTTCGTCAACAGTTATGTTTGCTGTCGTATAACTTCCTGCAGTCACTGCAGTTGATTGTAATTGGCTTGGTCCAACAGAGTTGGCAGCCATTTTATTTAATGTAACATTAGTTTGTAAAATTTGTACAGTTCCAATTGCATTGGGAGCCATTTTATTTTGAGTCACATTAGATTGTAAAATTTGTGCAGTCCCAACTGCATTAGGTGCCATTTTATTCTGTGTTACGTTTGATTGTAAAATTTTTGCTGTTGTTACAGCATTAGATGCTATTTGTCCTGCAGCTACAGTTCCGCCTAAAGTATCTAAAGAAACTTCTTTTAAATTTGTGCCGTCTGAATAAGCTGCGTAAATTTTAGCAGCATCTAAAGTAAATCCTGTGCCTGATGCAGTTTTAATAGTTAAGTTTGCTGGGTTAGTTAATCCAGTTGCGTCAAAGATATAAAATTTTTCTATGCTATCAGGTATAGTACAAATTGTACTTGCTGCAATTGATGCAGTAGCAAATTTAATTACCATGTTTCTAGCGTTCGATAAAGTTGCGTTTGTCATCGCAAGAGCTAAAGTACCACCACTTGATAATGTTACTTGTTCGTAACCAGCTATTGCTTGTTGTACTAAGTTTAAGTTTGTATTAGTTTTATCACCCCATGTACCAGCGTTTTCGCCAGTTGTCATTAACTCCAATTTGAGGTCTGCAGAATAATTTGATGCCATATAATCCTTATTTTAACCTAATTAAGCAGCAAGATCAACAGGGGACCAATTATTAGTTACCCCAGGATCTATCTCCTGCCATGTTGTTAAGATAGGTGAACCAATGCTCGCTGTCAACCCTATACCAGAAACGCTAATACCTGCAGTACCTGTAATTGCTACTGATCCCACAGATGTAGTTAATGCACCCGCAGTAGTTACAGGATATATTGATGCTTGGCTGGCTGATCCTATTGCTGTAGTAACTGCTTGACCACTTACTGCCTCTACTGTTGTTTGAACTAACGTAATAGAACCTAAAGAAAGTGAAGCTGATATTCCTGTTACATCTACAGGTATTTTTGGCTCAGGAACTACTTGACCAATTGATCCTGCTAATGCTTGACCTGAAACACTTTCATTAGTTGTTTGAACTAAACTTTGTTGACCTAACGATGTTTGTAGTGCAGGTTCACCCACAAAGACAGTAATGTTTCCATCAATTTTTATTGACTCTAAGCCTTGAGTTATAGTTAAAAGACTCAAACCTGCTTGAGATACTTGGTGATCTATTTGAACTGTAGGTGAACCAAGCGAAGTTGACATCGATTGACCTTGTGCAACAGCAGAGAAAGCTCCTCCCCATACTAAGTTACCCCAAGATAATCTACCCCAACCTTCACCAATTAAAAATCGTTCATCTATTGTTGCTGCACCAACGTTTGTGGTTGCTGCCTGTCCTGTTGGAATAATTGTTGCTCCTCCAGTGGCTTCCGAAGCTGTGCCTACTGAACTTGCTAAAGCTTGACCTGTTACTGCAACTTCTGTTGCAATTTCAACTGTTGATGATCCAACAGATGGAGTAAGGCTTTGTCCTGTTGGCGAATCACTTGAACCAAATTTTGCAGTTGCTCCACTTATACTGGTTGATAAAGATTGACCTAAAGCAACGATATCACCTGCAACACCCCAAGCGTTCTCACCCCAATATAATCTTCCCCAACCTTGATTTATTTCTCCTGAAACATCTGTTAGTGTTCCTAATGATGTTGTTAAACTTTGACCTGATACAGCAACACTTATGTCAGCTTGATTGCCCCAGTCGTTTATACCCCATTGACCTTGACCCCATTTATTATTAGCCATGTATTACCTCGGGGAATAACGGAGAACCCGCTATGAAAAACAAATTAATAATGTTCGCCATAGCAGGCCCCTCCTTTAAGTTATGCGATTCTCAATATTGCTGCTGCCGTTGTAAATGCTGGAAACTGAATTGTAAAAGTTCCGTTACTCGCAGTTTTTTCACCGCCAAAATCTAATACTGCCACTGCTTTATCGCCATTAGTGTCATTATAAATTAAAGCGCCTCTTGCTGTGATTGTTACACCAACAAAAGATAAATCAGCAAAATCCGTTATTGCTGTATTTGTTGCTATTGATGTTCCTACATTGACAAGAGCTTTACCACCTGAAGAGTATCCACCTGATGGTGAAGTAACTTGTCCTCCAGTTGTAAAAGATGTTGTTGATTTTCCTAAAGTCGCTGGTGTTCCGTACATTGATAACTTAAATGAGTTTCCACCAGGGTGACTAAAATTATGAGTTGCTTCTAATAATTCTTTTTTGAAAGAATTACAGATTGCGTTAGTTGTTATTGCCATTTTATCTCCTTAATTAATTATGGTGACGGTGAAGGTATTTTAATTCGAGGAACTCCACTGTCGTATTCTCCTCTTCTTCGTCTACCCATTTGTTGTAGACCAAAAGCTTGTATGCTTTGATTATACCTATCAGAATACAGTTTGTATAGGTCTTCAGGGCCTTTTAAAAAGCCATAAGCTTCTTTTAACACTCCGTATAATAATAGCTGTTCATGTTGTTTTGAAAGTGTAGTGCTAGTTGAACTATCAAAATGAGGTGGGTCTTTAATAAAATTAACTTGAACCGTATCAGCTGCTGCTGGTGTTGGAGCAACCAATATAACAGGACCTTGTTGAACATTATCTTCCCAATTAGCCCAGTATTTAGGTGTGCCTGTTGCACCTGTTGGATTAAATTCAGTTATAAAACTTGTGTCTCTTCTTTCTAAAAAAGTCCTATTTCCATTCGCTGCAACGTGCTGTACAGACCTAACTAAAATACAATCAGCTGGTAAAATAACATATCTATTATTAGCTGTAAAACTAGATGTAGAGTATTTTCTTAAATCATCGTAATCAACTTGTCCTGCTATTTCTAATTCTACATTTCTTATGAATTGATCTAAAATAGTATCACTTAAAACATTACTATCTACTTCTGTAAAGTTTCGTACTTGTGTTAAAAAATTTGCATGTGTAATAGCCATTATGAAATACTCACTGTTACATTGCCTAATAATGTTGAAGCTTCTCTTCTTCTATTTTGTAATGAAGGATCTTCTGGAATCATACTATGTAATATAGATGTAACTCCATTTCTTGTAATTTCAAAGTCTTGTGTTTTAAATGCAAATTGACCAGGTAAACTTAAATTAGCCACACCAACCATAGTTCCACCAGAATCAGCTAAAGTATCATCATTAGGTGCAACAGTTTTAGGTTGTTGAAATCTTTGAGGTCTTACTTTTTGTAAAGCAATAGCATCAGTTACGTTTCTTCTTCTTGTTATTTGTGGTTGTTTAGGATCATATTCAGATATATGAACAAAAGAACCATTCCATTCTGTAACCATTTCTTGATATGGGAAAGCTAATCCACTTCTATCAGAAATTGCTAATGATCTTTTTCCGCTTGCGTATTTAGCCATTATGATACATTTGGAAAGTACGACTGAGGAGAGATATATAATGATGTTCTCTGCCCGTCTTCTTCCAAAGCTCTTTTCATTTCATCTTCGTAAATTAATTTCATTGCTTCAAGTCTTTCAGGTGCTTTTTTCATAGCTAAATAATAAGCTAAACCTGCACACATACATGGTAAAAATCGGTAAACTACATCAGCTTGTTGGTCATTATAAGCTGTTGCGTCTTCAATTCTATTTATAGTGTAATATTTTAAAGTTGTGTATGTTGATGCATCAGGCGCAACATATAAACTTATTTTTGGAGTTACTTGTCTATCAACATAATATTGTGATGGTTGTCCTCTTGCTAATTTATTAGGTTTAGCTGAATAAGCAGATCTGTCTATTTTTGTAAGCGCTACATCTTGTGTGTTAGCATTATCACCTGACGCAGCTGTGGTTGATATGTAAGCTTCTAAGACATCACTTACATTGGCAGCGACACTGTAAGTAGCTGTACCTGCTGTTAATGCTTGTTCATTTAATTCAACTTTCCAAAGATGTATTCCTCTGTTTCCCCAATCAGAAAATAATAAGTTTAATGATCTTCGTGCTGTTTTTAAATCATAGCCCGTGCTTGGTCTAATACCACCACATCTTTCGAATCCTTCATCAATGACTTCATCGATATTAAGATTAAATGATGTTGCTCCTGATGTTGCCATAATTAATCCTTACACTGGCATCTTTTGCCAAGTAATTTTTCTATTATATGTTTTATATACTTTTTAATTTTTTTAAACATCAATCATGCCCTTATAATATTGTTCGTATGATTTATTAGAAACTTTTTTACCATCTAATTCACTTTTAATATAAGATCCCGTATAGCCACCAGTGCTAAAGCTTCTGCTATAATTAAAACTTAAATTTTTTGACTTACCTCGTTTTGTTCCTGTAACATTAAAACTGGAGTTTTCACCTTCTTTGGTATAACCAAGACCTATCTCACTAGATATATTTTCTTTAGTTTTTT